CTATCCCCAATAGAAACGGCTGAGAGCATGGCTGATCTTGGCGTTGGTTTATACAGTTTGGCTACAGGCGGTGATGCTCCTGAAGAGGAGGTTGCTGAAGCTGTAGGCGAATACATTGTTGATCGTTATGGAAGTGCGGAAGCGCTAAAAAACTCGTTTAGAACCGACCCTGTGGGCGTTGCTGGTGACGTTTTAGGCGCTATGACAGGCGGTGCTGCCATATTAGCCAAGACAGGTAAATTAGCCTCTCAAGGGGCTAAAAAGGCTGATTTAGACAAGACCGCAAAGGTCTTGGATAAAGCAGCAAAGGTAGCTGAAAAAGGTAAACAGGCATTAGAGAAGTATGAAGTTGACACCTTGGCAACAAGGGCTGTTAAGAAGACTGGTGACGTTGCTGGCTATGTTGGAAGCGTAGCTGGTTCCCGATTAAGCGGTGTAGGAGATCAGCCTATACAAACAGCTTTTGAGGTAGGGCGAGAGTCGCCAATGCAGATTCCTGGCAGCGAAAGCATGAAGCAAATAGGCGAGGCTTTTGGTGGTTTGGTCGAAGATGTAAATCCGCAACTTGCACAAAATGTAACTGATGCGACTAGTGTTCCTTTTGATAGAGGGGCAAGGTCAAGAGAGTTTCTAGGGACAATGCGACAAAACAAAGATGCGTTACCCGAACAGAGAGTGATTGATGCGGCTGAGAAAGCGTTGATTACCCAAAGGGAGCGTATGTCGCAAAACTATTCTCAATCCATGAAGGTTGCTGATCTAGGATCTAAAAAAGCAGATTACTCGCAAGTTTTAACTACCCTAGAAAAGCTAAGAAAAGAGGCTTATCCAGATGGGTTTGACGCTGAACCCAAATATGGGCCTGAGACTATGGGTATGCTGAGAGAGATAGAAAGTTTGGTCAATGATCGAGTTTTTAATCCAGCTCATCAAACCTTATCTAGTATGGACGATTTAAAGCAGCGTATTAATGATGTCACGGTTAAAGACCCAGCGACAAAAGAAGGAAGAATTAAGTCTCAGGTTTATCAATCGATAAGACAAGAGATAGCGCGACAATCTCCAGAATATTCACAAATCATGGAACCCTACCATGATGCTAAAAACCTATACGATGAAATCGTTTCAGAGTTGTCTATGGGTGACAGAAACAATGCGAGTCAAAACCTTAGAAAGCTGAAAGCTGTAATGAGAAACAATGTCAGCACTAACTTTGGTAGAAGGTTAATGCTTGTAGAGCAACTTGACGATCTGACTGATTTTAGAATGATCGACCAGTTATCTGCTCAAGACTTGGCTCAGTTGCAAAGTCCTGGATTAAATCAAGTCTCAGATAATGTTTTTATCGGGGGCGGTATTGCTACAGGAAATCCAGAAATGGCAGCAAAAGCATTGATAAATCCAAGAGTGATGGGTGAAACCACTTATGGTCTTGGAAGAGCCTCTAAGATCGCTTCTCCTGTAATAAGTAATTTAGAAAACGCGACTAGAGTGCTTACGCCTCTTGAAAGAGGTGGGGTGTTAAGCGAAGAGGAAAGAGAAGCGGGACAGCTTCGACGCTCTCTTCCTACTGAAGAGGAGTTGAAGAAAGGGTTAGGTTTACTCTAACCGCTTTAGCAGCGCACTCCTCACAGACTCCTCTGTAGAGTGGACGTAACGATCTGCTTGGCTAGAGCTTTTCCAACCAGCGGCATCTTTTAACTCTTTAAGGTTAGCTCCCGCTGATCCTAGTCTTGTAGCCCAAGAGTGTCTCAAATGGTGAAAGGTGATTGGTTCATCGTGCCTTGCATCCTTACCATCAAGGTTAGCCATTCGTTTAACTGCTGCCCATTCCTTGTATGGCGCTTTGAATAGAAACAGTTTGTGGTTGTTTGTTCTTTTCTTTATATCGTTGATAAGGTTTGCCAAGTCTTTGCTAATGAAGGAAACCTTTTCTTCTGAGTTCTTAGTAGTTTCGCCTTTGAATATTATCTGCGCTCCAAAATCATCATCTTCTAAAAAGATGATATTTTGGTATTCCAGCTTTAATAACTCCCCTCGCCTACAACCTGTTTCCCACATAAAACGAATGAACACATGGAGTAACGATTCTTGGGTGTTTTTAGCGTTAGCGGCTAATTGTTCTGCAGATAATAATAATCGTTTAAATTCAGACTCAGTAACGACTCGGTGGCGTTGGTTGCCTTTGTTAAAACGATCTCCTTTCTCAATGTCATTCAATGGATTCCTGGCAACGTAGGATTTGGATTTGGCGTATTCAAACAATACGCCTAATCCAATGGTGTACTTATAGTGGGTGCTGAACTGCCAATCTCTTTCATCGAACAATTCCCACAAACGATTGTTTATAAACTTCCATGTTAGATCGTTAACAGGAATCGTTTTAAAGTTTCCAGCATCAGACAACAGCTTCCATTGGTTAGCCCAATTATCAATGGTGCTTTTTGAGTAAGGTTTTTTGTCTATTCTCTTTAAGCCGTACAAAACAGATTTGTTGGTTACTTCCTCAACCAAATCTGCAAAACGCTTTTTTATTATTGTAGGTTCAGCATGGCTGTCAGCGTACTTGAGATTTATTTGTGCGATGTAGTGATCCGCTTCTCTCTTTGTATTAAAGACTCTATCTTTTCTCAAACCTATGTTTGGCCTTTTTATCTGTACTCGATAGCGACCTATCTTTTTGCTTTTTCGGCTTAACCATAAATATATAAAGTTTTTTAAGTTTGCGAAAAAAGTAGGGTAAAAGTAGGGTGCAGTCAAGCGCAAAATATTGTATTTTGCTGTAAATCATTATAAGTCATTGATTTTATTATAGTTTAATGGCGCGCCTGAGAGGACTCGAACCTCTAACCCTCGGCTTAGAAGGGAGTCTCATGCAAACTCTATATACCTAAATCATTGATTTAATTGATATAAATAGTTCGTAGAGTTTGCTTTATTTGGTAAGTTTGGTGAAAAAGTAGGGTAAAAGTAGGGTCGAGATTTTTAGCTTTTACTGTTTTTTTGCTGCTCTTTAAACAACGTGTGATTTGAGTTTTTAAAGTAGCTTTGTGCCTTCCTTTGCTTTCTGTTCAAAGGGTATCCGCTCTTAGATACAGACATATCTACTTCTTCAATCTCTCCCCCATCAGACAAGAACTTTCTTATCTGATCCTCTATCTCTTTGCTGTGTTCGTCTTTTGTTTTACTCATTGACGCTTCTTTTTTCTTTCTTTTCTTCAATCCAGTTGTCGATATATTCTTCGTGCCAAACAGTACATCGAGCGCCAAGTTGTATCGGTTTAGGAAATCGCCCTGTTTTTACCCACAACCATAAAGTGCTTTTACCGACAGGAACCCGCTCTAAAACCTGTTTTATGCGTAAGAGTTTTTTTGATTTTGTTTCTTCCATTGTTTATCTCCTTAATTAAATAGCCCGTTGCGATCACAAGTGGGCCAGCCTTGTCCCGAAAGGTGAACCATGCACCTTTTGATCTAACTTTTTAACCATGCAAAATAAGCGTCACGATCTATCAAGATCGAATGACGCTTATTCGTACCTGTTCTCTTTTCAATGATTGCACCCGCATCCATCAATCCATTTTTGTCACGGTTAGCAATCTCAAACTTGAGAGCTTGCAAATTCTTGTGCATGAAGGGATGCTCTTTGTGAAAGTTTCTTACAGTAAAAAAATCACTCATTTACATAATCNCCATTTCCGCATCAAAATCGTGTCTCAACGATTTCAAAGTTTCTAAATCTTTAATGTTCCAATTTGTTCTACAAAGCCAAGCGATCTCAGTGCTGGTAAAGCCTTCTTCACTATTAGTGAATTCAATGCCATCTCTGACATAAGTTGCTTCCTCCTCATCGATACAAATCGCTGGAACTAAATCGTGAATCCATTGATGATCTGAACAAGCGGTTAGCTGCTCCTCAAAGCTGAGCAGCTTCCTAGACTTCCTACAGCCCCATGTGGCCTTATCGCTCTTATCAGCGAGGTTTGGCTTGCTCCACTTACAGTTCCTACAGTTGGGTTTTTTGGGCGTTAAATCGCCCAAATAGACCCCACGGTCGTCACTGTTCATAAAGTTCTTTACCTTGTAGTGGCTAGCCTCCCATGCTCCGTCAGGGGGTGCAGAGAGACCCAGAATCCACTCAGCTTTCGATTTTAACGATTCATACTGTGTAGGATCGTAGGTAACGACTTCGCTGTAGATGTCTGAGGTGTTTTTGTTCACAACCGTGACAAGAGCATGATTTACTTCCATGCCGCCCTCGTTCATAGCGCCCATGTAGAACTGTAGTTGAGCGCCATACGCTTCATCCCATTGTGAGTACGCTAGATCAGTTTCACGATTCAACGATGCCAACACGCCATTCTTGGCTAGTTGATTAAATCGTTTACTGTTCGCTGACTTGCTATTCCCACAACACAATGTTGCGTCTCTCGCCCCATTGACTACGAAAAAGCCATCGACATGCCAGGACAAGTGACCACCAAAGAAGTTACCACCTAGCTGTTCTTTAGTTTGTGGCGAAACGCTAACTAACCGTGAGCCAAACCAATGAACAAGCAGGTCTTCGATCATTTGACCCATCTTAAAGATAAGCTGGCGTCTACCATCGTCTATCAATGGTAAACACCAGCTCCAACCAAGCCCTAATTCTCTAGGGCGTTCCTTACCGATCTCACTGCCGCCAAGGTACTCACGCCTTGATGCTGAATCGCCCAAGCGATTTAGCATCTCAGGAACGAGTTGTTTGATTTTCTCAATCATCTAGGAAGCTTGTGTCGTCTGCTTTGGAGTTGGCTTTAGCTTTTGGCGCTGGCTCAGCTTGCTTCTCTGCTACCTCTATAAACTTAATGATGATGTTCTCTTTGCCATTGTTTTTGATCGCAAGCTCAGCGGTCGCTAAATGGCCTGTACATAACTCACCTGCTTTTTGTGCATCAAAGATTGATTTGCCTTCATCTTTAATCACAGCATCTTCCAGCTTCAAACCAAACGCTTTCATCGCGTAGCGCAATCGAGATAACCCTTTCGCATCAAACGCCTCTTCTGGTGTTTCATAACCGAAGAATGTGTTGATCCAGTTTTTAGAACCTTCTTCCTCACACTTCAGCATGATTGATTTCCCGTATTCGTTATCAATCATTTGGTGTCCTAATACCGTCACCTTGTAATGTCCAGGATCAAGCAACTTGCGAACGTACTCTCCTTCGCTGCTGCTACCGCCATCTAAAAATTCTGTAATGTCTGTCATGCTGCTTCCTCGCTCTTATTGCTTACTGCTTTCTTGTATGCGTCCTTGAATGCTTGCCACTTCAAAGGAAGCACTGGTTCGCCATCTTCGTTTAATAAAGGCACTCTACTTTTCGCGTCAAACTTATCTACACCAGATGTGTACATAACTCGCTCGCCTTTCTCCTTCGCAGTGGTTTGCTTATTAAAGAACTCACCTTTGACCTCGATTGCTCTGTCATAAGTTGCGAACAACAGAAAGTCACACCACTCTTTTACCTTCCCAGCGTTCTTGTCGCGCAGTTTAAGCACCCACTTCTGGTGAGCGGGTATCAGAGGGTCGTTTGTTACTTCTTTAGGCGCTGTGTGGCATATAAGAACCACACTAACCCCTGTATCAACGACTTCGCTGCACAGATTGAGAAACGATTTCATTTTAGATTGGCTTAATGAGTAGCCTCGAAAGTTAGGTATATCGGCAATGTCTTCTATGCCCATCTTCTTTTGAGCCGCTTCAGCTACAATAGATTCCTCCATGATCGTTTCGAACCAGTCCAAGGAATCCAGCACAAGCGTTTTATAATCGTGCTTTACCTCTTTGAATTGATTGAAAATATCTAGGACTTCGGCGTAAGTTTTAGCTTCTAATCGGTCAACGTCTAAGAATTTAGTGCCGCCTTCAATGTCTACGAATAGACACTTAGGCATATCAGCACAAATGGTTGTCTTACCAACACCATTTACGCCTGTTATAGCCATTCTTATTGCTTGTTGTAATCGACCAGAAGAAGGTTTCAGTATGTCTACCACACTAATTCTCCTTTGGTTTTTTTGTGAACCAGGACGGTTCATCTTCAAGTGGAAAGGGTAGTTCGTGTCTTTCAAAGTCTCGCCATGTGATGCGGCGAACCTGTTTCCGCACAAATGCGGTTAGTTTTTTAAAAGTCATAAGCACCCCTCGTTGCAGGGGTGTTAATTAATTAAATTAACGCCCCTGAACTGAAGGTACTACAATCTTGTCTTAGTTGTCTACATTGTTTGTAGAGTTTATTTGATAGTCTTTTCACCATCTGTGAAATAACGCACGTTTGTTTTTGCTTCTATTTTGTGAACTGGCGATTTAAAAATCTTAGCTTTCGTCACGCCGTAGGCTTTACATTGTTGCTCGATTTCTATCGGTACTTCCCTGATGTAACAAGTGTCGTTGTTTCTTACTTGAATTAACAATTTTTCTCTCTCTTCGATGAAAACCCAGCTTATTTTTTTATTTGGTTGCACATGAGGAAAGTGTCCGAAATGATCTCCTGGATTTTGTTGATTCTTAAAACACTCACGTATTTTTTCTAGTAGAAAAAAGGCAGTCGGGTGAATGTAGCCTGTGTAAAACCAAACCTTTTTTGCTGCTGGTAAATAAACTGAATGGTTTCGTACTTTGCAACTTTTTGGCGGGTTATTTGATTCCTCTATCGTTTTGGCAATAAAGTCTTTTGCTTTTGTGTTGTTGCGATCCGCTCGAATTGGCTCGAACTCAAATGGGTAAAGCTGTCTGATTTGGGTAATGTTTTTGTTTCGTTTAAAAACGCCTGTTAATTGGTTAGTCACCTCTGCAAACGCCTTCTTTCTTACACAAAAATATTTTAATTCGTCGTGAATATGTTCAGGAACAATTTCAATTAAGAACTCCTCCATGTCTCCAACGATTAAAACCCCATTCGATTCACCCTTGTAAAACGCATAGACAAAACTATTTTGCGTCTGCTCAGACCTCACTAAGCAATCGTAAACAATCGCATCAAAATATTTCCCTTTGCGTATGTCGTAACTAGCAGCTAACTTTGGTTTCAAATCTGATCGCTCAATATTACTGTCTTTGTGCCAGAAATATTTTCTTCCTGTATCGCTTGCAAGCTTCAGAACCCGTTCCCCTTCTGTAAAATGATTAGCGCATTTAGCGAAAAAATCTTTCGCTTCTGTACTAAGCTCTTCCATTGTTTTCCCCCTCTTCTTGTGTACTCCCTATTATGTCGTCAACTAAAGATTCAATGTTTTGGTATTGCTTGTCAGATAAGAGCCGCAACTTCCTTAACAGTTTTTCTTCGTCTTTCTTAGTGTTTGATTTCGTAATGCCAAACATTAGCCAGCTTGGATCGACGGCAAACAAGTCGGACATAGCTACCAGATTTGCTCTGGTAGGCGATGACTCTCCCCTTTCCCAACGATTCACTGTGTTAGCCGCTACACCAAGTTTCATTCCAACTTCGCGCAACGTCATTTCTCGCGCTTTCCTCAATTGCTTGACTCGCGCACCAACTTCTAATTTTTTCGCACTCATCTATTTGTCCCTTCTATAGATAATTTAAACACTACAAACACAATAAACTATATACACCTTACAACGCAAGATATTAAGAAAAGTTCTTCCTTGTAGAAAACCTTTAGTTTAGTTTTGTCAACGTCACATGGTTAACTAGATGTAGAAATATGTTGAAACTGCTGAACAAGCCAAGGTCGCATTCAGACGTTCAAGAAGCCATTTCAGAACTGGTTGAAGAACATGATATAGCGATCATCCCCTGCAATAAAAATAAGGTTCCTGTTGTTAAATGGGATGAATTTAAAGAGCGAGTACCAACCAACAAAGAATTAAACGATTGGTTTAAGAAGTACCCTAATCATCTCTGGGGTGCAGTCACGGGTAAAGCATTTGTAGTGGTCGATTTAGATACGCACAAGAATGCGGATCTAAAACAATGGGCATTGACTAACCTACCCTTCACGCCATTAAAAGCAAAGACTCGTAGTGGAGGAGAACATTGGTTCTATCGTAGCGCTCCAAGTCTGATGAATCATCAGACCCAAGCGGGATTAGATGTGCGCTCGGCAGGTGGCTATGTAATCTGCGCTGGCGAGGGCTACGAATGGAACTGGCAATCAGATGAAGACTTTCATGTCTTCTCTGATTTGCCAGAACTAAAGGACGAGCATGAGAAAGCCATTAAAAGCCTAATGAACACTAATGAGGCTGGAGGCGAAGGCTGGCACAACACAGCGCTTAAATGGTCAGCGCAGCGAGTTGCTTGGGGTTGGAATGATGATCGCATTCTAAAGGAATGCGA